AAGCGACGCGCAATGGATCGCGGCTCGATCGCCACCGTAACCAAGAAACCAGCCGTGAAGGAGGCGAAGGATGCCTAAGCGCGTCGCGTTCAAAGACTCGGTCACCGTCGACGCGGTCGACCTCTCCAACTTCGCCCGCTCGGTCAGCTTCTCGAGCGAGCATGAGCGGGTGGACGTGTCCGGGTTCAACGACACCGGCTCGAGCGAGTTCCTCGCCGGCGTCACCACCCAGAGCGTGACCGTCGAGTTCTACGGCGCCTACGGCGCCTCCGAGACGCACCAGACGCTGTACCCGATCCACCAGAGCCGGGACATCGTCGACTTCGAATGGATGCCCGACGGGTCAGCGGCCGTGGGCCCGACGAACCCGAAGCTGAAAGGCAACGTCCAGATCCTCACCTACAACCCGGGTGCGACCCGCGGCGACGCCGACACGTACAGCGTGGAGTTCACGGCGGCCGACCCGGCCGGGCTCGCGTTCGTCACCGCCTGATGCCGAAGGACGTCCTTGCCGTCCGCGGTTTGCGCCCGCTGATGATGGTCAACGCCCGCGCGGAACGGCAGGTGCGGCTCGCGAACCGGGCGATCCTCCGCGGCGTCGGGACGGCGGTGCAGGTGGACGCGGCCGCGAGGATCCTCCCTGTCAGCCCGAAAACCGCGAGGTCGTTCAAGACGAGCGTCACCCAGAAAGGCGTCGCCGTGTACCAGTCGCAACCCTCGACGGGGAAGCACCCGGAGTTCGGGCGGATGGTGATGCGTTGCCTGCTCATCGCGAGGAACCAGAACACCGCGAAGACGGAGCAGGCGTACGAGCTCGCGTTGGACCGGATCTGCGCGGGCTGGGACCAGGGCGGCGCCCTGTGAAGATCATCGTCCGCAACAACGCCCCCTGGGACGGCAGCTACGACATCGGCGAGTTCGACGAGCTCACCGTCCGCGAATGGGGCTGGCTGAAACGGTTCGCGGGCATCCACCCCTCCACAATGGTGGATGGGCTCCGCAACACCGACGCCGAGCTGATCGCCGTCCTCGCCGTCATCGGCCTGCACCGCGCCAACCGGATCACCCCCGAAGACGCGGCCGGCGTGTTCGAACGGTTCGGGGACGGGCCGCTCGCCTCGAACTTCGACCTCGACCTCGGCGACCCCGACCCGGACGATGGTGATGCGAGCCCCCCGCCGCCAAACTCGACCGCGAGATCCGGCTCTTCTGGGGACGGTTCGCCGATGAGTTCGGCGACATCAGCAAACCCCCTGAACGGCTCTGGCAGCCCGGGCTCGGCTTCTTCGCCATACGCCCCCGCGACGTGGGGGACCTGACCCCCGCGGCGATGCTCGCCTGCACCGACCTGTTCAAGGCGACGCTCGCCGTGAGGGGGCTCGAGTAGCGTGGCCCGCCGCCTCGAGGTCCAGATCGTCGGTGACGCCTCCAGCCTGGAGCGGGCGTTCGACCGGGCGAACAGGTCCGCCCAGAAGTTCAACCGGGACATGAGCAAGGCCGGCCGGGGCGGCCTGGCCGCGTCCGGGTTGTTCAAGGGGCTCGGCCGGGACATGGCGTTCGCGTCCACGTCCTTCCTGTCCGGCGCCGGGCTGGTCGCCGGCCTGAAGGCCGCGACGGAGGCGGCCTCGAACCTCAACGAGATGGTGGGGCAATCCCAGGTGGTGTTCGGGGACGCCGCCGCGGGGGTGCAGGCGTGGTCGAAAACCACCACCAGCGCGTTCGGGTTGTCGCAGCGGCAGGCGTTGGCGACCGCGGACGCGTTCGGCGCCCTGTTCGCGCCGATCGGGATCGTGGGGCAGCAGGCGGCGAAGCAGTCGGAGCGGCTCACCCAGTTGGGCGCGGATCTCGCGTCGTTCTACGACACGGATGTGCAGTCGGCGTTGGACGCGATCCGGTCGGGGATCGTGGGCGAGTCGGAGCCGTTGCGCCGGTACGGGGTGCAGTTGTCGGAGGCGCGGGTGCAGCAGGAGGCGCTCGCGGAAACGGGGAAGCGGCATGCCAGCCAGCTCACGTTGCAGGAGAAGGCGCTCGCCCGGATCAACATCATCCTGCGGGACACGGTGAAGGCGCAGGGTGACGCCGCCCGCAGCAGTGGCCGGTTCGCGGAGAAGCTGAAGGTCGCGCAGGCGAACGTCGACAACCTGTCGGCCGCGCTCGGGGAAGGGCTTATCCCGCAGCTCACCAGTGCGCTCGGCTTGTTCAACGCGTCGGCGGGGCCGCTCGCCGGGCTGATCAACAAGACCCGCCAGGCGACCGAGGGGCAAAGCGCTTTCAGTAAGGCGCTCGGGGTCGGCAAGGACCTCATGCTCGCTTGGGGTCCCTCGTTCGCCGCGTACGCGATCTACCGGCGGTTCACGAAACCCACCCGGGAGGCGACCGCGTCCCTGGACGCGTTCAACGCGTCGTTGCACGCGACCCAGACACTCATCCAGGGGATCAAGCCGGGGAACATCATGCCCGGCACCGAGTTCCAGCCCGGCGCAGCCCACCCCGTGAACATCACGGCGGAGCAGCGGAACCAGTTCCGCGACCGCAGGTTGCAACGGATGCTCGACCGGGTGCAGGACATCAAGACGCTTCAGGGACAGATCGGCCGGCTCAAAGAGATCGCCGCCACCATTAAGAAGTGGCAGGCCGCCGCCGACGACGTCACCCGGCAGCAGACGCTGCAGGACCAGTGGCTCCAGGTGCAACGGCAGATCGCGGACGACCAGGCGCAGCTCGCCCAGAACGCCAGCGACGCCGCCGACCGGGCCGCCGAGAAACGCAAGAAACTGCTCGAGAAGCAGCGGGAGCGGGAGACCGCCCGCGAGTTCGGGATCCTCGGGCTCGGGCCGACCGGGGACGACCCGATCCCCGGCATGAAGGCCCTTCGTCGCCAGCTGCAACGGGTCGCCGCCCGGTTGAAAGGCACCGAGCTCGACACCAGGGGGAACCGGTCGCTGCTCGCCCGGATCCGGAAAGCGTTGGACTTCAAATCGCTGGAGCCGGAGGTGCGCCAGAAGATCCGTGATCTCCTCGACGGGATCCAGGATGAGTTCCAGAAGGGGGCGGACAGGCTCGAGGTGACCCGGTTCCGCGGCGTCAACGCCCACCAGTTCATGCGCAGCCTGGGGATCGACCTGTCGCCGGCGGAGCAGCGACGGTTGTTCGCCCAGATCTCCGGGTTGAGCGCCGGCAAAGGGGGCCCCACCGTCACCGGCGGCGCCGGCGCTTTCGCGTTGGCGGGGGGGACGGTGATCAACGGGCCGGTCACCATCAACGGCGTCCAGGACGCGAAGGGGATGGAGCAGGCGTTCGCGAAACGCGGGAAGGCGCGGCCGCACCAGCGTAGGGGCGCCCGGTGACCCTCGAGCCGAGCAGCGTCCACAGCCGGGTCGCCATAGCGTTCGGCGACGACACACTGGAGCCCGCGCCCACCTGGGTGGGGTTGGACGCCGCCTACCCGAACCTGGTCACGAGCTATCAGATCGACCGGGGGCGCCAGTGGGAGCTCGACCGCACCGACACCGGCAGGGCGACGGTCGAGATCGCCGACGTGGACGGCGTGTTGGACCCCACCAACGCAGGGTCACCGTATGTGGGGCAGATCGAGCCGCTGAAACAGGTGATGCTCTCACGCCGGAACCCGGTCGACGGGAACTGGTATGTCCGGTACCGGGGGTTCGTCGAGGAGTACCAGTACGAGTTCCACCCGTCCCAGCGGGTGAACATGCTCACCCTGTCGCTGGTGGACCTGTTCGAGATCCTGGCGGCGATCGAGATGCAACCGTGGGCGGCGGACGGGACAGGGTTCGGCGACGACCCCGTCACCGCCGGGGTGCCGCAGTCGGCCGGTCAGGTGTTCTTCGACAGCGACGCGTTCGATGAGCGGATCAACAAGGTGCTCGACCAGTCGCACATCCCGGTCGAGTTCCGGTCGGTGTTCTCCGGGAACGTCCTGTTGTGGGGCGGCCCGCCGTACAGCCCTGGCGAGTCCGCGTTGACGGCGATCCAGGACGCCGCGGACGCCGAGTTCGTCGGGGTGTCGAACATCTACACGGACCGGTTCGGCCGGCTCGCCGCGCACGGCCGCGAGGCGAAGTTCGACCCGGGCGGGGTGCTGTCCGGGTTGACCGACCCAGACTTGTGGCTGTGGCACACCTGGAACGCGGGGGACGCCGCCGCCCTGGACGGGGCGACCGCGCATCTCCGCAGGTTCAGCGTGAACCGGGGGATGACGAGGATCATTAACACCGCGAAGTGCACCCCGGTCGCGAACCCGGACGCGAAGCAGCT